GTGACATCGGCGAAGAATACCTTGGTGGAGAAGCTGACCGCTCCACCGCAAGTCGCGCCGGTTCCATCCTGCATGGATGCGGAGCCATATATCCGTAGGTCTGAACTCAAAACTGATGACATCGTAATTCCTCAAACAAATATGTATATCAAAGAGACGCCGAATAAGTGCAATAAAGGACATAGCCGTTGGTGACACCAATCGAACCGCCAGCGAATACGCCGCAAGAATAACACGTGCCACCACTCGAACCCGTGGTAGCCGAGGCCCCGGCCCCGAAGACCAGAAATGCGCCTTGCACGGTGCCTGTATTGGTCATCGAAAATGTCGCTGCCGTTGCCATCGAGATCGAACCCGACACGGCGGGAGACCAGACAATGGTGGCACGACTACCCGAATAGGTTGGCTGAACTGCGCCTTGGTTGGCTTCTTGCCAACCTGCATGGCTGGTCATCGTGTCGGCGGCGGAAACCGCCGTAAATGATGTCCCGGAGATCAAGCCCAGATATGGCCCGGTGACCGTATAGGCGCTACCATTGAGTCCGCTTGTGAGAAGAAGATTTTTCCCAACCGTGGTCACGAGGTTATCGAACACACCCGACTGGACGGTATGACCGCGTTCATCCTTTAGCGTGTAGGTGTATCGGCCACTGGCATGAGCTTGGGCGTATTCAAACGGTTTCATAGAGGTATTTATCGCCGGGTGCTGACACCGCCTTGGGCGTCATCAGAACCGCGTTAGCGGCGGGTGCTGACGCCACCATCGGGGCCATCAGAACCGCGTTAGCGGCGGGTGCTGGCAGCGTAATCGACAACGATCCCTTCACAATGCGTCCACTGGGTTCCGGCCGGGATGGCGATTTGCCCCCTGACGTAGCGGTTGTCATTGCGTTGGATACATTCACCGCGATTGTTGAGCGGCATCGCCGGGCCAAACACAACCGGATCGGATTGTCGTGATCGACCCCCAATGGCTATCGTCGGGACTGCCGTGATCCCCTCACCATCATCGGCGTCACCATCAATGAGCGGTCGGGCGGAGGTCACACGGCAACGGCGACCGGGCTCAAGTTCCTCCTCTGACGTATCAATCAGCGCGGCCAGGGACGGGCCAGCAAAATGCGACAACATATTGTTCATATCAAAAGCCAGTAGGATTGGTGAGCCACCAACCCAAATCGGACTATCGAGCGAGGATTGAAGGCTATCGAGCGTGCCGAAGGCGTCGAGTTCATCAAGCGTATAGCCGACACTCAACGCCTTGGCGATCCATTGACAGTTGATCCGAGCAACGGACCACTCGCCAAGTATCCAATTATAAATCAACAACCGCGTCGGATGGCCGTTAGAGTTCGGGCCACAGTAAATCCAATACACGTATTTCCCGGATGGATCCGCAGCCCCTTGGGTTAGTGAGATATAACCGGGATCGACGGCATCATCATCATCATGGAAGAACCAATCATCAATCTTCTCGGCACCAATCGGATTGGGAGTGCTTCCGTCATAGGACCAGAACCCGTTATTGCCCAAATAGAACGCCCGCCCCATATGCGAGATTATCGAATTGGGTATTCGGCAACCCGTCGCACCGGGCACTAACTGAAACGAGAAGGTCGCAGGGGAGCCGACCCAGAGTCCCTGATACACTCCTTCGTCCATAAAAACGGCAAAATCTCCTGATTGGAGACCCGACGCGATACCACGGACCTGGCCCAAATCGGATCGGAGGTCTTGGGCGTCGGATAAAAGCTCTTGTGCGGTCACCGATCCCAATGGGGGCCAGAATGAAGGGTTGCCGACACAACTCCAGTGAACGCGTTGCGGGTATTGGGTTGAGCCTTCTAGACAGTTCCCCATCAGGACAAAATCTCGGACGGTCGCGCAGTAGTGGCCAACCGGCGCGTTGGTCGCGAGATCGCCAAATTCGGTGCTACCAAGGAGGGTGAATATCTGGGGCGGATCGACACCGTTGACGGCGATCACATTCCCGGCGTAGGCGGTGAAGACCCATGGGTTGAGATAATAGGCATTATAGGATTCGCCGGTTTGGGTCACGGTGACGAAATTCGGCCCGGTGGATGTGGAGAGGTGATAGAGATCGGTCGCGGTGCCTGCAAAGATGTGTTGTTCCCCGGTGGTGTCAGTGGTGGCGAACATCCCGAATACCGGGCCAGGGAGCGCGGCTGCGCCTTGTGAGATCAAGCTGGGCATCGGCCCATACGAGCCTTGGGTGAGCGGTCGGCAATTCAACGCGGTTGATGATCCCGCACCCGACAGGGCGGGTTGATCGGGAACCCACGCACCCACCTGAATAATGCGGGGGTTCTGAGTAATATTCGGATAACGGATTGTTGAAGGTAACGGGGTCTGTGCGGGCATGTCGGTATTTACCGACAGTCTGAACGCGGCGCGCGGCGCTGCTGCACTAAACTGGTCGGGGGCGACGACGTAAGGGCTGTTGCATTTCTGCTACACTATGCAACGGTGGTGACGGTCACCATATCTGCGTGGTGTCGGTTTCGACACATTACGCATGAAAGGACAGCGACATTGGTTGAGACAACTACACTACCAGAGTCGGGTTGGGTTATGCTGGCCAAGGGGAGCGAACATTCAGATGATGACTGGTGTGACATGGCCATCTACGTCTACGAGACGTGGCGCGGTGCCGTATTAGACGCCGAACGCTACCGTGACGATGAGGAAGACGAGATCGAATGGACAGGTGATCCCGGCTGGGGACTACTTCACGCACGGACGCGAAACTACCGGCTACACCTACGCCGTATTGGGTTTGGCCCCAAGAACCCACCACCAGAAGGGGTTGACCTTACGGATCGGGAAAACCCGTTTAACAGCCCTGACCGCGAGGCGCGCGAACAACGCGTTATGGATATGGTGCGCGGTCAGCAAAACAAAAAAAAATATCGAAAACCCGCAGGACATCGGCTTTTTGTCCTGCGGGTTTTAGGGTGAACGGGGAGCGCGGCGCTGCTGCACTAAACTGGTCGGGGGCGACGACCGCTTTATCGTTTATGTCGGAACAAAAATCTAATAGCGGATTCGAGCCGCACCGGATCATCATCAAAATGACCGAGACCGAGATTACAGAAATGACAAAGCAATCCCCGCACCTGTCCGGTCAGGTGATCGTGATCGACGTGAAACATCTTGCCCCGACCACCGGGCGTTCGTCTCGAACAGATCGCACAACCCCCCGATTGCGCTGCTAACATCCTCGTATAGTCAGCCAGAGAAATCCCATAAAGAAGTCTTCGGTGGGCTTGACGATCATAGGTGCGGCGCACGTATTCACGATGACACACTACACAACTCCCATTCTGGTAGCGTAAGGTATGTCCGGCGCGTTTGCAGGGTCGCCCCTCATAAGTCATTGTTATACTTGGACCGATTGGGTCGGGTTCGCGGTTTATTAGACCGAGGGCTTAACCCTTGGGCAATTTTCTTCGCGCGAATTTGTTCACGTCGCCGCCGATTAATCTCTTCACGATGGGCGGCCTTATTCCCGAGATACCAAGCGAGACGCTGTTCTGGATGGGTGCGCGCATATTCGCGTGCCCGATCTCGATTCCTGTCGCGGGCTTGGAGACGACGCGCCTCCCGATCCGCATCACTCAACTCGACGTGATAATGGCGATAATGATTGCGCCGGTTAAGCACAGTCAGATGTTCACGATGCGCGATATAATAGGCACGACGATACTCTTTGAGGAACGCGACCCGTTCTTCTGACATATCCGCGTAACGGATTTTTGGAGAAATTGATGTTTCCATTCACCTATTTAGGCAAAAGGAAAAGTCGGTTTATTAGGGGAAGAAGTCGCGAGGTTGGAGGTAGGTCGCCATCATTACAGGAGAACCGCCAGTCTTGCCGCGAATATCCTGATTTCGGATAGCTTGTAGGGCGACCTGTGATCGTTGATCGAATAGTGAGGTGCGATCATCGGTAGCATCAGAACCCAAGAAGACTTCCGCGTGCCGCAACGTGGTCCACAGATAGGCGTCGGGATGGCGGGTCAGCAGCCAGTTGGTCGTGTTGGTGTTAGAGAGGGCGGGGATTGCGCCGTAATAGAGGAGTTGGATCGTATAGGCGGCATCGGGTATTGGACCAAAGTAGATGCTGCCGCCGTAGAGGGAATAGTTTTGCGGAATATCGGTGTCGGCGGTAAAGGCGTATTCGGTGTCAAGGAGATCGGGACTCATCGGCCGCAACGTCCAGATCGGACTGGTAGAGGTGACCTTTACTTCCATAATGCCGAGGAAATCGGCCGGTAGCGTGTAGGCTTGCTGTCCCGCGATAGTCGTAAGGGAGTCGGTTTTGAGTTGGTTTTGCGTGAGAAGAAAGCGGTTCATCTCCGCTTCCGCCAACGTGATTAAATCAGTGACTGGAATGATGGTGTCAGCGTCACGCGCCAACCATGACAAAATACTAGTTTGGAGGGAAGCATAATCGACAATACTCATACCGTATTTAGGATGGCGGTCTAGGGACTATTTCGTGTAGATGGTCTTCTGTCGGGTCCCGAGATCAAATAGATCGGTGCGGAGGTGACTCCACTCGGACGAATTCAATAAGGTGAGAACTGCGCGTCGTTGATCGGGATCACTCGACCATATATCGACCCCATATTCGTAGAGCCATTTCATCCCAACACTGGGCGGGATACTGGCAAACTTGCGTCCTAAGCCGGGGATTTCCTTTCTTCCCTCAGTCTGTTCACGCTTGTTCTGGTCGATCTCTTCACCCACATTCGCCTTGACCTCGATGACCGCTTTATCAGTCTGAAGGTCATACTCAAATGTGGTGGTCTGTCCGGTCAGCGGGTCCTGTTTTATAAGCCAC